CAACAGGTGTTGTTGTTGAAAAATGGATACTTCAAGGTACTTTCTTAACGGATCTTAACTTCGGTGACTTAGATTATTCAAGAGACGATCTTGCAACAATCGATGCATCACTTAGAATGGACCGTTGCATACAGGTGTACTAGAAAAATACTTCTATTATCTATTGATAATGTGAAGAAATTCCCATATATTATGTATGTGGGAATTTTTTATGCCCATAAACCAAACAAATGACAGCAAACGAGGTTTAGTGTCCAAAGTTTGGTTTCAAATAATTATTAAGAAATATATGACGATGGAAGAATATAAAATTGACCCAACGATTGCGTATGACGTGGTCGAACTACCAAGTAGAGGTATTCACTACCCGGGTAACAAAAAGTCCCTCAGAGTGTCTTATTTGACCGCTGCGGACGAGAATATACTATCATCACCTAACCTCCTTACACAAAATATGGTGATTCTTGAATTATTAAAACGAAAAGTACTTGATAAGGACATTACTATCGACGAAATCGTTAAAGAAGATCGTGAAGCTATTTTGATATTTTTACGAAACACCTCTTTTGGAACGGAATATAATATGAAATTAATTGACCCTAAAACAGGGGAAGAGTTTTCAACCGTAATTGATTTAGGAGTAGTTAAAATGAAAGATTTTGATTTAGTACCTGACGAAAACGGTGAATATTCTTATTTTCTTGAAAAGTGTAAATTACCAATTACATTTAAATTTCTAACACAAAAACAAGAGGATGAACTTGTCACATTGGTCGACACATGGAAAGGTGAAGGGGTCGCTCCTGTTAAAACAAAGAAACTTGAAAATATGATCAAAACTTTAGATGGAAGAAGAGATCAGATGGAGATTTACGGATTCATCAACAATAAAATGCCATTAAAAGATTCTCAGGATTTCCAAAAATTCGTTGAGAAAAACAAACCCGGATTAGACTTAGTTCTACCAATCGAAACCCCCACAAAGGAAATTGTCCAAGCTAGAGTTGGATTTGGGGTGGAATTTTTTCGCCCTTTCTACGGAATATCGTAAGGGCCAACTAGATGAAATTTTATTTTTAGTTAGAAGAGGCTTTTCTTATTCCGATATTATTTCAATGCCCGTCTACATACGAAGATATTTTGTTGAATATATTACTGAATTGGAAAATTCAAAATAATGTATTTATAGGATATGGCATTATCACCAAACGATAAAAAATGGGCAAGAATGGCTCAGGGTTCTTTTGAAGAATTCTTGAGGGATTATGATGGACCTGATGACATCGATCCTGCACAAATGTATGCTCAATACTCAAAACTCGATCCAGACGGAAACTATGTAAGAAGGAAAGATAAAACCAGACGTGGCGGTGGAGGTGGTAGTAGTGGTACAGCTCCCACAAGTCTTGGTGGTTGGGCGATGAAGGGTATGGAAACCCAATTTAAAGATAATGCTGGTATGGCGCCAGGTGAATTCCAAGATTTGAACTCCGTTCTTGGGATATTTCTTGACAAATCCACTGGAAAACCCAAAAAGGGTCTTGATATGTTAAAAGATTTCGTGTCGGATATCGGGGAGGGAATTGTTTTAAATTTCGAACAACAGAATGATCTTCTCATGAAGATAAACGAGAAGACGGGTATGCTTGGCGTACTTTCTCGTACATTTAGAGAAGAAATCACCGAGGCATATCCAGAAGCAATCAGACTAGGTATTAGTTTCGAAGTATTAACACAGGCCGTTACCGAATTGGTTGCGAATTCTGGAAAATTCAGACTTCTTGGACGAAACACTATTGAAGAAGTGGCACAAGCAAGTATATTCGCCGAAAGTATGGGAGAATACGTAGCATTGGCACCTTTATTTGAAGAAGTTTCTCTCGGTGTTTATGACATGACACAATTAACCAATAAGGCGGGAAAAGATGCGTTAGAAGTGGGGTTAAATTCTAGAACCGTAGTTAAAGATATTGGTGGTCAATTATCATTATTAAATCAATATGGATTTAGAAGAGGTGTGGAGGGAATGTCCGAAATGGTTCAAAAGTCGATAGAATTTAGAATGAATATGGGTATGGTTACAGGGATGGCCGATAAGGTGTGGTCACCAGAAGGTGCGTTAGAAATGGTTTCTAATTTACAGGTACTTGGTGGTGCTATCGGTGATTTAAACGACCCAATCAAATTAATGTATATGGCAACCAATGACGTGGAAGGGTTACAAGACGCTCTTATTGGAGCATCAAAATCGTTGGTAACATATAATAATGAACAAGGTAGATTTGAGGTTACTGGATCGAACCTCAGAAGAGCGAAAGAAATGGCTGATCAATTCGGTATGTCAATGAGTGAATTAACCACAACAGCGGTTGCCTCAATGGAAAGAACGCAAGCGGCGTCGGATTTAATGTCTCAGGGTCTCACGATGGATGAAAAAGATAGAGAATTTTTAACCAACTTATCTCAAATGAAAGAAGGTAAAATGGTTATTGAGGTTCCACAAAGTTTACAAGAGGCGTTGGGTCAACAAACCGAAATAGCGTTGGACGCTATGACCCAAGAACAAACCGACCTATTATTATCACAAAGAGATGCGTTCAAAGACATGTCAATGAAAGAAATCGCAATGGATCAAGTGAGTATGATCGAAAATATTAACCGTGATGTTTCATTTATTACCGCAACGATGAGAGTTCAAGCTGGGAAACTTGGAAACGACATAGCTGGGGCTCTTGGATATGACCCATTAGAAACCGCAATTGATGCGAGAAATTTGGCTGACAAAATAGGGACCAAAATAGATGTGGATTTAGTATATGACGCAATAAATAAATCAAACCCAAATTTTAACTTAAAGCATCAAGTGCTGGGTAAAGTTGAGAACACTAGAGGCACATCAAAACCAGTTTCATTAACCGAAGAAAAGACTAAAGAAAGTGAAACAACATCCCAAAAACAAAGTACCGACGTTAATATTAAATTCTCTAGTGATGTTAATGATGACGCATATAGACTCGCAGTTCAGAACTCCCCAGATATGTTAGCCAAAATTAAGAATAGTTATTTCGATGCGTTTGCCATTAAATAATTAACAGAAATCATCTAACTTGTATTTATATTAAAAGATTATAATGCCAAGTTATTTAGATTTCGATACCACCAAAACATTCAGGAATTTTATACTGGGTAAGACCTTAACCGTTCCTAATGGGCCGCAATCATTTACATCGGGCACTTATACTATGCAAAAAACGAGCGACATGTCGAATGTCGATCCAGGGGATGTTGAAACTATTAGACCAGGCGAATTGGTTAAAGCACAAACCTCGAACACATTTAAACCAATTGAATATTTTGTAAAAGAAGACTTTACAACAATTCCACGTAAAGCAAACCTAGCATTATACCCATATTTTGAAACCGGGCAATATCATAGTTTCATAAGTATTATGGCGGGCCAAGATTATTCGAATGAATCAGATATGATGAAGTTCGCTGAATGGAACATAAAAGAAAATCCAAATGGTCCATTACATGCAAGAATCGCTCAAAATATTTATACCACAACTTACGGTAAAGTAAGATTACTTGACGCATTACAAGGGAACACAACCACGGCAATTAATATTGTTACAGGTAGAGAACCACTAATTGAAACGAATTCAAAAATAACAGTCGCAAGTACAATACTTGGTAAGGGTGTTGATTTTTTACAAACTGTTGCTGGCGTGGAGTTTCCGTGGTCAGAAATTCCCGGGGATTACCTTTCGAACCCAAGAAATCCGATTATTAATACTGAGGAGACAAGAACGGGAGCTGGCGGGTTTATTAGGGACGCAAGCAGCGCTCTCGCTTCATTGATTGGGATTAGTAGAAGATCAACAACAACGAAAAAACCGTCGGATCTGTTCATTGAGTATATGGGGAGAAGACAACAAAACTTCTTATATGATAATCTTTCATATTTGAAATACGGCCCCGATTATACCACAACCGCAAGATCTCAGAACACATCTAAAATCTTTACTTTTGCGGATAAGGTTGGTCAAGGTGTTAAAAGTTTATTGGGTTGGGAAGCCCCAAAGTTATTTGGTTATATTGGTGACGACCGTAGTAATAATGTCACACATGCGATGTCCGACTTTAATGACCGTCAGGTAAGAAGTAGTTACTACTTGAGTATGTTATTTGACGAAGTTCAAGCTATAGCGTTTTTACGTACAAGAAATATTGGAGAAGGTGGTGGTATCGGGGGTAAATTGACTTGGATTAGTACAAATTCGCAAAATCTATTAGGTGCAAACAATGTGGAATATGCATCCGAACAGTCAAAACTTGCTGAAACTCTATCAACAAACTTTGCATTTAGGGATGACTCAATATTAGGGTTAACCCAAGAAATACTTAATACCCTACCAACTGAAGGTGGATCGGCTCGTGGTCATGTTGCAAACGTCATCGACCAAACAAGTAGAGTTTTTAGGGAAGACGGCCAAATGATGTCAAGGGGATCTGCCATAAAATATATTGATAAATTCACAGGAGAAGAAAGTGGTGTAGAATATTGTAGAGTATGGACTAAAGATAGGTCTTATATGAACTATTCTGATACTATGAAACGAACTGGAACCGTTAGAAAATTTGATAGTAGTATTCTCTCAAAACCATGGAATTTAAATATATATCCCAACTCAAATGGTAATGGTGGGTTTGATAGTAGTTCGACGAATATGGCGAAAGGTAAAGGTGATGGGTTCTACGCTAAGAAATATATGTTCTCCATCGAAAACCTTGCATGGAAAACATCAAACACCCCAGGATTCACATATAATGATTTACCATATTGTGAAAGAGGAAGTAATGGTGGTAGAGTAATGTGGTTTCCACCATATGGATTAAAAGTAACCGAACAAAACTCAGCGAAATGGGAGGAAAACATCTTTTTAGGTAGACCTGAACCCGTATACACTTACCAAAATACATCAAGGAATGGAACGGTAACTTTTAAAGTAATTGTTGACCATCCAAGTATTTTAAATTTATTGGTGAAAGATCTTTTCAAAAATATGTCCGATGAAGAGTCAGACAATTATATTAATGCATTCTTTGCTGGTTGTACAGACGTGGATTTTTATGGGTTAATACGAAAATATGCAACACTAACAGAATCCGATGTTAAAAAAATCATGAGATATCTAAATGGTAATGGTGATACCACTACGATTACGAAATATAAAACTCTCGTTAGAAACCAACCCCATACTCCAAAACCAAAAAACGAAATAAAAAACACTGGGTTTAATTCTCAATTATTTTTTAAAAACGATTATCCGGGTAATAATCCTAATAGAATAACCGACGCGGTATTTAGTAATCTATATACGGAATATATGTCGTTCCAAAATCAATATCTCGGTTTATTTAACACTGGGTTTGATTATATGGTGAGTTTGGGATGGACACCTGATGCTAAGAATGACTACAAGGCATTAAGTGGTAGTATTCCAACATCTGAGCCCACCCCAACAGAGTATGCCGACTTAAAGGCCACATGTGTGGCTAGGATTAATGAAGGGTTTGCAATGTTAAATTCGAATTACATAGCGCTCCAATCCGATTTAGAAACTCTTAAAACCTCATTAAGTGGTAAGACCGTACAAAATATAAAAATAAAAATAGGATCACGAACATCATCCGTGGCTGATGACGATTATAATTTGGATCTTGCATATAGAAGAAGTTATAGTGTTATTAAAGATATAATTAATAGAATTGCCAATACACCTGCTGCCGCCACAACCGCAATCAGTCAAGTAAAATGGAAAGATTCGATATCTGATGGTAAGAAACAATCATTAGAAAAACCAAATCCAATTAAATTAACGACATTGGGATATGAAGGAACTGGCGACTTAGCATTTGAATACGTGGAGAACACGGGAGAACAAACACCTGGTCAAACTGGAAGTGGTGAGGAAAATATTGATTGTTCTGATAATTACAAAATCATCACGTCATCATCATTAAAACAAACGGCACCAGTGACATTTAGGTGTAGGGAGAGTACAGTTAGAGTAGATTATGAGGTAAAAGCTCCTGACGCAGTGGAAGAAACTGTACCAGTTCAAAATTTAACGGTTATCGAGGAGAACATACCTCCGAGTTCACTACCAACACCTCCGATTGACGAAATGAAAAGAATTATAATGAGGACATTATCGGAGTGCTATTACTTCAAAAAGTTGGAGGAGGATTCACCCGTACAATTTACATCATTAAAAGAAAAGTTAAGGTATTTTCATCCATCATTCCACTCTATGACACCTGAAGGTCTTAATAGTAGATTAACATTCTTACAACAATGTATCAGACCTGGAGAAACGTTACCGATTAAGGGTATTTCGGATGCTAGCGATTTAAACGCAAGAAACACAACATTTGGCCCTCCACCAATATGTGTTATGAGAATTGGTGATTTTTATAATTCAAAAGTTGCAATCAGGGATGTAAATATTGAGTTTGATGAAGATTTATGGGATTTAAACCCTGAAGGGATTGGGGTTCAACCGATGATTGCCACCGTAACATTACAACTTAGTTTCATTGGCGGACATGGGTTAGCAAAACCTGTCGAAAGATTACAAAACGCGCTTTCATCCAACTTCTACGCAAATACTGAAATGTACGACCCAAGATCTATATCAACGGAATCTACGATTGGCGGTCAGAAAATTGAGGTGTTTAGACAAGAATTTTTGGATTCATTAGTTGAGGATTTCACCAATGCACAGAATTTAACCTCTCAAGCGACGAATGCCAGTGGGATTCCCCAGGGGCAGTTTATCGGTGAACATGATGGTTCGATAGAAATATCATACGACTCACTTATTTATAATGAACCAAAAGGGTTATATAACGTGACAAACCAATATTACACTTCTTTCATTGGATTTTATAATAAAATTGTAAAATCATACGGTACGTCGATAGCAAGCATGTTCCTATCACCAACATATCGTTCAATTAAAGATTATACAGTTCAAACAAGTTCGGGAACACAAACGATACAATTATTTGGAGCATACCCAAAGGGTCACGATTTCGAGGTTTTAAAAAGAATTTTTAAGGAACAAATTTTAGCTCAGATTCAAAATGACAATATAAGTAACATTTTTGGGTTTAATAAAGACTTAACACCAGCCGTTTTACGAGTGTCCGAAGATATTTTAAATCCATACGTATATAAGAGGATTGGTCAGATAATTGACGATATGTCCGTTGAAATTGATATTGCTGGGTTTGAAAAGAAAAGGAATTCTGTTATTATGGCTCTTGATGGATTAAATTTCATCATTGAAACTGATCATGATGGTAGTATTACAGGTGAAGAATATATTGGTGCCACTTTTGATTCAGGATACACGGCCAACGCTTTGTATAGCACATATGGTAATGTAATAAATTACATCACCCAAGCAGAACCATTGTTTTCAGAAGATTTAGATATAACAAGTTACACATTTACCCCAGGTTCGGCAGTAAACACGGAACTCCTATCTAAATTCCTTTCAGAATTATTAAACTCTCCAACTGAGAAGGCAAACATTTTAAAATTATATGATAAGGACACAACTATATTTACCAAGAGAGTAAAAGGGAATATTGAGAAAAGGATTAATAAATTTATGACCGCAGTTCCAACTGATAAGGATTTTTCAAATGTGATTCCTAAAAATATGCCGACACGAATGAATGAATTACCAGTCATTTTTAATGTTGAGGATTTTGATTATGTGTTTACTGATCCAGAAAAGGTGAAATTAAGTAACACCCTTTCTATGAATTCAAATAAAACAACAAGTACGCTAAATTATTACAGATAATGGGAAGTCAATACCTTGATAGATATCAATATTTTGAAGATGAGGGAACTTTTAAAATTGTTCCGGGCGTTAAAATGCCTATCAAATCAACTGATAAGTACATTCAATATCGACGTAATAGAGATAGGTTGGATAAATTTTCACAGGAATATTATGACACACCGTTGTTTGGGTGGTTAATAATGCAAGCTAATCCGTTGGCTGGAAGTATTGAGTTCCTAATTCCCGATAATTACATGATTAGAGTTCCATTCCCACTTATTGCGTCTTTACAAGATTACAAAAAAGCTGTAGATTTGTACAAATTATATTATGGGGAATAATAACTTAAAAAATACGAATGATATATTAATTAAGGTCGATCAGAATAATCTCATTTATATCGACCCTAATACTGTATTGAATCGTGATGGCAACGCTGAACCAAGAGGGGTCGAACCCGAAAATCTTGTAATGTATGTCAATCTTGAAGCAGATTTAATTCCTCGTACCACATTGGTCGGTAATGGCGACCAAAATTCATTAGTCTCAATAGCGGGAGGCACTCTTAACTTCTTACAAAACAAAGAGGGGCGCGATTATGATGCCACATGGACAGACGCATATACAGATCTTCCAGGGGAAAGTTACAATTTTACAAATACAGGAACATTTGCCACATTAGTAGAGGGTAACACCCCTAAAGGTGGGCAGAACGATACTACGGGACAAAGTTTCGGTATTGATAGTATTTCCATCCAAGTCGAAGGCGCAAACTTTATTCCAAGAGTTGTAATTAATTTTATTGATGTTCGTGGAAAAACTTTATTTGAGTCCCCTGAGAATTCACCATATGGGGCGTTCTTCCATTTACCATGGCCTATATTTTACCTAACAGTTAAAGGATATTACGGTAAGGCGATAAAATATAGACTTCACATGGTTAAATTCAATTCAAGATTTAACCCCACTAATGGTAATATGGAAGTTGAAACGAATTTCGTTGGATCAACATACGCATATATGGCTGACATATCTCTAGAGGCAATATTAAATGCACCATATTTCTATGTATCAGAAGGTTCAACTCCGGGTGACACGAATGAGGGTAAAGGGACAACCGAGATTGTAATAAGTAAATCAACAAGAGGATACCGCATATTAAAATCCGTTTATCAAGAGTACGTCAGTAAAGGATTACTCCCACCAGACTTTCCAGTGAGGACTCTTAGGGAACTCATCCAAATTGCTGGTAAATTAAACACCACATTGGAGAAAGAGATATTTGAATCAGTTGTCGACCCAAAAATACTTGCGGGTGTGAAAGATTTCGAATACTTAATGGAAACGTTTGAGGGTGGGGTTAGCTCATGGAAGAGTACAAACCTTTCTCCTGAATCTTTTACGACTGAGGAGACCCGTGTTGATGGTGAAAAAATCCGATGGTTTAAATTATCAACTGGTGATAAAAACAGTTTAGAAAAAATTATTAATCCACGAAAAGAGGGTACACTTGAACGTATAATTGACACCGCAATTAAACAATTAGAGGATAACCCCACATTTGGAAATAAGAGAAACGATAAATTAATTAAAGACGATAAACTCACAATTACTCCGATTTCGTTCGCAATGTTGAAGAACATCAAGGACTTTTATACCCAAGCGACGACAGTTGGGGTTGATATTGATGGATTACAAGATGCGATCTACACGGTATTTAGAAATTTTATTGAACAACGAAATAAATTAGAGTCGGATATTGAGATCCGAATGAATAATATTGTTAAGGATAAAACAAACGGAATCGGGTTTGAACCGACAATTAGAAATATTATAGGTGTGGTTCTAGCAAATGCTGACACCTATGTTCGATTAATGAAAGAGGTTCATACGAAGGCGTTTGAAAACGCACAAGTCAGAAAGAAAATTCTGGCGGGTGTAGATAACGACAGTTCCAAACAATCCGAGTGTATATATCCATGGCCAGCAATAAAGACACAAAGCGCTGGCGGTAGGGAAAGGGTATTAATGTATCCGGGGGCTCGTGAGTTACTTAGTAAATTACAAAGTAATAACAAAGATTTATGGCCTGAAGTCGAGTTCATCGAGAATTTCTACGATATTTCAACAAAAAAATTGGATCCGTTATCAGGAAATGAGGGGGACACTGGACCTGTCGAATTTGTTTTTGGCACCCAAGGGGGAACAGAAAAAATTGATTTGAGCGTTTTAACCAATATAATTGGGAACATACCATATGATAATAAATCATTCAGTTCTGTTTTATATGAAATATACGAAAGAGCAAAATATACCACATCTTTAAGCCCATTCGATAATTTGTCGATGATTGAATTAGCTAACGTAGAATTCGAAAATATAAAAACGCAACTTTCAGAAGATGTTGACGTGGTTGATTTGTTGAAGTCTAATATTGATTCACCCGATGCGTTGCTCGGATATATGCAGGCAACATCAACATATGAGAGATTTCCATATTATGAAGATCAGTTACCAACAACATGGTATTTTAAGACAGGGTTATATCAAGATTATACGGTAGCAAAATATATTAAAAACACAACGAAGACAAATAGCTATGATTCGTCTTTTAAAGATCTCTCGAACTTTATATTAAATTATAAGGCAGAATCTTATCGCACTAAGATATATCCCTTCAATTCAGTAACATATAGTGATTACATTGGACACGATTTTTCGGAACGGGATTTAGACCTTCATGGACTATTATCGATTAGTACCCCAAATGATTTTATTATTTCACCTGCGGAACCAACAATGTGGGTTAAAGATGGATTTGCTGGTAATTTATTTACACATACTGTCGATATCGGTGGAACGCCAAAACATATGTTAAACACCCCATATTTCCACAAACAACTTTATGACGAGTTTATTACAACACAAGCTCGTGAGAAATATGTGGGGTCAGCCTATCTATTGTTGAATTCATTACCATTTAAAGATCTCGATGATACAGTAGTTACCTCAACGATAACAAAACCGACATTAATGTCAACAATTTTTAGGGAAATTGGCGCCGCCCATTATATCCCATATCATATGATGTTAAAATGGGGGTCAATTTATCATAGGTACAAGAAAGAGATTCAAGGTGAGGGTGATATTCTTAATCTTGTTGGAGGAAAGTACGACCCAATCGTTGGTTCATTATTTTATAGCGGAGGTACGGGTACTGGAAGTGAATATAATAACACACCAGAAAGTGTCGGATTTCATCCATATTATGAAACAGTTTTTCACCAAATTGTTAATGGATATTCATTTTTTAACCCAACAATTGAGGGGTCATATGAAGGGGCTTTGACAAGTGGGATAACGCACCTATATTCTGGTACCACAACTAACTATAACAAATATACGAGTTTTGTTGATAACACGAGATTTGCGGGGTATAGTGGATATACATTATTACCAACAAATGGACAAAACGACACATATGGCTCCGATTTTGTAAGGGCTGAACAGGAAAACTTTAGGATTATTTGGGGTGTCGGCACAAGTGATAAGGATGTGATTGATTATAGTGGTTATACATTTCCTGAATATTCTGAGTATTGTAAAGATGTAACAACGGGGGACTATGCGTTATCTGGAAATTCTTTATCTGTAAATTATAGAAAGGTCGTTGATTTAATCGCAACCTTCAAACCCGATATTTTAGATATCTTTGAACAGGCATTTTTAAACTTTGCGAGCGAAAAACTTAACCAAGAAATTACATATATACCATATGATGTTCCCTATCCTAAGTTCCAAGATTTGTTAAAGGCAATTAGTACTGTAACGAAATCCAATTCGGATTCAACAATGAATGATGTCTCTAAATTGATGAGCGAAATTAAAAAGAGACAAACAACTAACCATGTCACTATAACAAATGATCTGTTATCTCCAAGTAATCTTGTGAAAATTGTATTAGCTAACCCAAGGGAAATCGATAATTACGTTTTAGGTGGGTTTACGGGGGTTAATGTACAAAATTTCTCTACCGATTCATATGTGTACGACCCTAATAGTAATATTGAACTTTATCTTGGTGAAGATATCGATGGGTATTATGAGAATTTCTTTGAAACCATGGACATTTACCCAAGCGCCGAGAATATCAAACAGTTTAGACAATTGGTTTACATATATGCTGGGTTGAGAGTGACAGGAGTGTCGCCAACAAAGGTGGAATTTGTAGAATATTTGAAAGAAAATCTAATTTCCCCGAATTATGTGAATTCAGCTGGGAATCGTATAACAAAAAATCAAACCACTGGTGTTGGTGGACAGGATACAAGATTATTCACGTACTTAACGCAATTAATTGAGAGAATTCAAAAGGATCTAGAAATTCCAACAACGGCAGATGTTGCAACACAACAAAGAGGATATAATGACGATCCGATTAAATTAGAACTATATAATTACTTCAAATCTTTTAATGACAAGTGGACAGCGGGAAATTCAATTGGTCAAAGAACATTATTGGAGGAGTTTCTATTCTTAGATAAAGCCAATAGGGATATAGGGAACGACCTTTTCATTGATATGCAAAAATTAACCAGATTGGCCGAAGATGGAAACGCTAAAATTAATTTGTTTAGTTTAATTGGTTTACTCGTACATGACTCAGGTATCGATATCAGAGCACTTCCCGCATATGTTAATTTTTATGGATCGAACTATACTAATTCATTAAAAACAATGCCATCGAAAACCGTCGCACAGTCAATGTTTGGAGCATTTTTAGAGGTTGACACACAAGATTCGGGGCCAAAGGTTATTTTACAATATGTAGGGCCAACGTCTAAACATCCTGAGTTGTCAGATATAAATAAGAAGTACATGTATAAAAATGATGGGTTCGATATTGGTGACGTGAATAACAATCCAATTATTGTATCTCCGGATGTCTTTACTAAGACCGATTTCACTAAATCGAATAAAGTGGTAGCCTTTGAAGTTAGTTTCGGTGATCAGAACCAATCGATTTTTAAGGGTGTGGAGTTGGATCAGGCTACATTGAGAAATACGTCAGAATCCTTCGAAGTGTTGGAAAGACTTGGACGTAATGAAACAGGTTCGAGTACATCACAAATAGACATCGGATTGTTCAACATATATCGTCAATCGTCATATCAATGTAAGGTGACCTGTATGGGTAATGTGATGATACAACCAACCATGTATTTTTATGTCAAAAATATCCCATTATTCAGGGGGTCATATCTAATTACCGAAGTAACACATAATATTAAAACTACGGGGATTGAGACATCCTTTAAGGGAACGAGAATTCCACAGGAGTCATTACCGAACCCAACGGATTCGTTCTTGGCAAGTTATCGTCCATTATTTGATAGGATCATTACGAGTGCTCGAGTAAAAGTTGCTGCCGATACGAAACAATTAGCAGGAAACACTGGAACTGCAATAACGTTAGTCGACGGAAAAGGGAACGCTTACACAACCGACCCAGGAAGTATCAAGTTCGACGGAGAAAAACTTCTTAATGAAGCCGACATTACTGATTATGGAATTCCATATAATGGAAAGAATGACGAATTATATATTCAAAAAGTAAGATATAGAGCAACACCAATTTCACCATATACTGGAAGACGTGATGAGTATTGGTTACGAGCGGTGGCAATCGAAATGGGTGGACCAAATTACCTAATCAATGATGATACAGCTATGAGCATCATCTCAAATCTAACGTCGGGTCATGCGGGATCACCTAAAATCGTAACATGGGGGGATATTAAAAACGTTGAAAAAGCGGTGTATTATTCAAGTAAATTTATCACAGGTGGACCACCATTAATGACATTTGTTACACCAGATAAGATCGTACATACATATAAAACAACTGAGTTTTTAAACCCACGATTACAGAAGAAAGAAATAATAACAATTGACAATAGTGTTAATTTCCTCACTGGTGTATATGAGGGTCCAATTAATATTGGTCCAGCAATATCAGGGTATGGGATTGGTCTTTCACCTTATCTGAAACTAAAACTTGGTTTAAAAGACGGTCAAGTGGTCTATTTCAGAATGTCAAAGTGAAATTAACAAATTTCGCGATATTTATAGTTAATTAAAAACACTTTTATGGAAAACACAAACAAAGTATTAGACACGTTTCTAGAGTCTACAACAGTCATGGACGACGAAATGATGCCCGGAAAAGAACAAACTGTATGTGATCGAGAAACTGGTGAATGTTTTGTCATCAGATCAAAAGATGGTTTAGTTGAACGTATCAATAAAAAATACATTATCGAAGACGGTAGACAACTATTACAGGATTAAATATGAAAAATACAAATTCAAAAACCGACAACGGGCTTAAAAGATTCCGAGAAATTAATGGTTACACCAACTATCTCTTTGAGCAAGCCCCACCACCAGCGCCTGAAGACCCAAATGCTATTCCACCAGTGGAAGACCCTAATGCGGTTCCTGTGGCTGGCGAACAACCACTTCCTGGTGGGGGCGCCGACTTACCAGCTGAGCCATTACCTGGGGAAGGTTTGCCACCTGAAGGTGACGCATCACTCGAAGCCGACCCATCGACAGCAGACGATACAACTGAAGAAGTTGATATAACTGATTTAGTCAATATGATTAAAGACGTTAAAAAAAATATGGACGAACCTAAACAGGAAGATCCGGGCGAAATTCAGAAAATGGATGACATTTTCAGTAAATTAGGTGAGTTAGAGGCTAAATTAGGTGACATGGACAATGTGTTAGCTAAGATCGACCAATTGGGAGTCGAAATTCAGGCATCCAAACCAAAAACACCTGTTGAGAAACTTGAAATGAGATCTTTAGACTCATATCCTTTTAATACCAAACCAACCGAATTCTTCAATGAGAAACAAGAGGAGATGAGGAAAACAGGCAAGAACGAATATGTCCTTACAAAGGGCGATGTTGAAAACTACGGGAAATATGATATGATGAAATCATTCAATCCCCAAGCAGCAGATTAATATAAAGACAATTAGCCGTATACGGCAACAGAAAACATCGGGCGGGGCCCAATCATTAGAATGGAAAACATATTTTTTTTACATATATTATTAAAATAATTGAGGCGTGATTTTGTTATCACGCTTTTTTTATTTATATTTTATCACAATAATACGTTTTATAAACAATTAAATTTTTAAACATTATGGGAACATTTGAATCAGTACAAGCACAGTACGAAAAGAACAAAAACGCTGGAAGCAGCAAATTTCAGAGTCAGGAAGAGAGAATGAAAAAGTATTTCACCACTATTTTACCGAATGGTAAAACAGAAGGTGAAAAAAGAATCAGAATCCTCCCGACTGAAGACGGGGGAAGCCCATTTGTGGAGGTTTATTTCCATGAAATACAGGTGGATGGAAAATGGCTTAAATTATGGGATCCGAAGCAAGAAGGAAAACGATCACCATTAAACGAAGTGAAAGATAGTCTTGAAGCGACTGGAAGGGAAGAGGACAAAGACCTCTCTAGATCTTACAGAGCTCGTAAATTCTATATCGTTAAAGTCATCGACCGAGATTTAGAAGAAGACGGGCCAAAATTCTGGAGGTTT